CGTGGACCTTAAGTGCGTCATGCGCGGCGGAGGAGAGGTCCTCGAAAGGTTCAAGAGGTCTCGGCGCGGTTTGAAGCCCGAAGAGTACCTTGAGGCCCTGCCGACGTGGCCCTTCTTGCAGCCGGAGATGTAGCATGGTCAAGGTCAGACGACAGGANANCCCGGCTGTAGAGGACGCCTCCCTGGGCGACGCCGCCGACAAGCTCCTTACCAAGATGGGCGAGGATGCGCTTCCCACCAAGGACGACGATCATACCAAGGACGGGCCGCCGGAGCCCCTGCAACTGGCCCGCAGAGCCTACGAATCGAGCACCGACTTCGTGGACTCCAGCCTTCGGTCCCAGTGGGAGCGTAACGAGCGAGCCTTCTACAGCCGCCATGCCTCCGGCTCCAAGTACCTGTCGTCCAAATACAAGACCCGCTCCAGGCTCTATCGGCCCAAGACCCGGCACATGATCCGCTCCGGTGAGGCCCAGATCGCCGCCTCCTACTTCTCCAGCCAGGATGTGATCGCCGTCACACCCTGGAACCCCAGCGACAAGAAGCAGGTGGCCACGGCGGAGCTTCAGAAGGAAATCCTCCAGTATCGCCTGACCTCCCCGTCCCAGAAGGTCGGCATCCCCTGGTTCCAGACCGTGGTGGGTGCCTACCAGGACGCCGCCAAGTACGGCTCCGTGGTCTCCAAGCAGTGGTGGGAGTACACCACCCGCGAAGAGCCGGAAATGGTCGGCATGCAAGATGAGTTTGGCAACGAACTCGTCGATGAGAACTACAACCCCATCCTTGAGCAGAAGATGAAGACCATCGTGGTCAGGGACCGCCCCCATGTGGACCTGATCCCCATCGAGAACGTCCGGGTGGACCGTGGTGCCAGTTGGCTCGATCCCATCAACTCCAGCCCCTACTGCATCATCCTCTACCCGATGTACGTCTATGAGGTCGAGGAGCGGATGAAGGAGCAGCCGGGCAAGTCAACGGCCCCGCCCTGGCACCAAGTGGACAGGACAAGGCTCCGCGCCTCCGCCGATGACCACAACTGGGACTCGACGCGGTCTCACCGCGAGGGCAGCCGCCAGGACTCCAGGGAATCGGAAATCCAGATCGACGAATACAGCATCGTCTGGGTGCATGAGAACTTCATGAGGTGGGAGAACCGGGACTACGTCTGGTGGACATCCGGCGTCAACGACCTGCTCTCCGACCCCGTCCCCACCGAAGAGGCATACCTCCACGCCGATGAAGAGCGCCCTCTCGTCATGGGCAACCTGCTCATCGAGACCCACAAGGTCTATCCATCAGGCAAGCCGGAGATCGTCCAGGAGCTTCAGCGCGAGGCCAACGACATCGCCAACCTCCGCATCGACAACATCAAACTGGCCCTGATGAAACGCTTCCTGGTGCGGCGAGGCAAGCAGGTCGATCTGCGCTCCCTCCTCCGTGCGTCCCCCGGTGCCATCACCTTGGTGTCGGACATCGAGGGCGACGTGAAGGAGATGGAGACCCGCGACGTGACCGGCGGCAGCTTCCAGGAGCAGGACCGCATCAACGCCGACTTCGACGACCTAGCGGGCGTCCAGTCGGCCCAGGGCACCATTGCCTCCAACCGGCGCATGAACGAGACCGTGGGCGGCATGCAGTTGATGGCCGGGGCAGCCAACAACATCGGCGAGCTTGACCTGCGCGTCATCACCGAGACCTGGACCGAGCGGGTGCTGCGCCAGTTGATCAACATGGAGCGCCACTACGAGAGCGACACCACCCTGATCGCCATCGCTGCCGACAAGGCCCAGCTATTCGAGCGGCACGGCATCAGTCAGATCAACGACCAGATGATGAACCAGGAGGCCATGGTGAAGGTCAACGTCGGCATCGGAGCCACAGACCCCATGCAGCGCCTGGAGAAGTTCATGATCGGGGCCAAGGCCATCGGCGAGATATTCGGCGAGGAAGCCCGCATGCTGGCCGACTTCGAGGAGTTCGCCAAGGAAATCTTCGGCCCTCTGGGCTACCGGGACGGACAGCGATTCTTCAAACTTGGAGAGCAGGACCCGCAGGTCCAGATGCTCCAGAAGAAGCTCGAAGAACTCCAAGACCAGTTGGACAAACGCATCGTCGATGTCGAGGGCAAGAAGGCGGTTGCCCAGATACTTGGCCAGTCCCGCCAGAGCCAGCAGGAACTGGAGAACAAGGGCAACATGGACACCACGCAGCTTGAAGGCATGGTGAAGATGATGATCCAGAAGGAGATGGCTGCCTCCTCTGAACGGCAGACGGAAGCCAAGGGGTCCTCGGACTTGACGAAAGAGAACGCCCGCAATATGGCTAACGTCATTCAAGAGATGATGAAACAGGCTGGAGCCAATGAAATTGCCCAATCAAGACCAGAACCTAGACCAGGAAACGGAACAGCAAGCAGCGAATGAGGAAGCGGCGGTTTCTGCTGCCGTCGATGCCCTTCTCGCTATGCGCAACTCCGAAGGCTGGGCGATTCTCATGGCCCAACTCCACAAGGACGTGGAGGAGGCGAAGGAGGAATTTGAAGGCTGTGACGTAACAGATGTTGACAAAATGCGTAAGATTCAGAATAGGATTACTAGAGCACGGTGGTTTGAAGACACCCCTCAAGAGCTAATTTTGAGTGGTGCCTCCAAGGAAGAATTAGCGCAAGCAGAGGCTGAATTAGTCGAAGATGGCCAGGAAGCCGAAGAGTGATGCGCAGGAAAATGTCCCTTCAGCGGACCCCAATGCGCCGGAGAACGACAAGTCACTGAACTTGATGGACCGCCGTGCCGCTGTCCTTGAGGACGTGGCCGACACACGCCGAGAACAGCTTGCCGGTGAGATCGAGGAAGGCCCCGACGCTTTGGCCCAGGAGCCGGAGGTAGGCGAGGGCCTCGATCCAGAACCCGAGCCGCAGGCGCTGCAACCCCAAGAACCTTTAGCTCCAGAGACGGAGCCTCTGGCCGCCGAGCCAGAGCCAGCAGCCCCCCTCTCCACGGACGAGCCCGGCGACGACACCATGATCACCTTGATGGTCGATGGTGTCCCCACCCAGAGGAGCCTGGGTGAGCTAAAGGCCACCGGCCAGATCGAGGGGGCCGCCCGGTCCCGCCTCGCAGAGGCCCAGGAATCTCTTACACGCATCCAGAACATCGAGCGGCAAGCGCAGGGAGCGCAGCCGCCGCAAGAAGCAGAGCCACCTGCTGCCCAGGCCGAACCGGCAATCGATTACACCGAGTTGGTCCGGTCCATGCAGTATGAGGACCCGGAGGTGGCGGGTCAGAAGTTCAAGGAGATGGTTAATAATCTCCAGGCGACGGGATCACAGGTTGACCCCGACGTTATCGTCCAGCGAGCGGTTCAAGTCTCAAGAGATGAGACAGAGTGGCGCGAGGCGCTCGCGAGCTTTGGTACAGAGTACGGTGATATCCTCAACGTCCCCAACGAGCACCTGGGACACATGGTTGGCACTGTAGTCCAAAACACCATCATGGGTGAGCTAAGAGCGGCGCAAGCGGAGCAACGACCGCGTCGGTCTTGGAACCACATCTTGGTAGCAGCGGGCAATACAGCCAGATCAGCCTTGCAGTCCTGGGGAACCGCAGGCGCACAGGACTCTCCGAACGACCCGCCAAGGCCGAAGCCAGGAACCACCGTTGTCGTTGATCCTGCAAAGGAGATGCGAAAACGGGCAACCGTCAACCCCCCGGCGGCGCGAGGTGTCCAGACTCCGGCCACAGCGCCAGCTAACTCTGATCCAGAGGCCGTGATCAACGCCTCCAGAGCGGCTGGCATTGCGGAGCTTATCAAGGACCGAAGCGACCGCCGTTTGCAATAAGGATAAGGCAAATGGCAGGCCAACTATGGGTCACTAACTCTCTCGGCGGCTTCATGTACGCCGACAAGCTCTCTCGGGAATTGCGCATGGCAGTCCAGCCGATGTGTAAGTTCCGCCAGTTCTCCGATGCCCGTGACGCGACGAAGAGCCGCAACCAGGATGGCAACATGCTGGGCCGTGGCGACCTCTTCACCTGGAACGTCTACAGCGACATTGGTGAACAGGGCGGGACCTTGGTCGAGACGACCACGATGCCCGAGTCGAACTTCACGATCACGCAGGGTACGCTGACCGTGAACGAGTATGGCAACAGCGTGTCCTACTCCGGCAAGCTGGACGATCTGTCCGAGCAGCCCGTTCGCAACATCATCCACAAGGTGCTGAAGAACGACACCAAGAAGTCGTTCGACATCGCCGCCCACGCCGAGTTCGACCGCGCCCAGTTGCGCTTCGTCCCGTCCTCGGCTGGCACCTCCACCACCGCCGTCGATGTCACGGCAGACGGCACCGCGACCGCGACCAACAACATCTCCTTCCGCGCTGGCCATGCACGGGCCATCTCGGACGCCATGAAAGAGCGCAACATTCCGCCGTTTGTCGGTGATGACTTCGTCGCCGTCTCCTGGCCGACCACGCTGCGCGACTTCAAGACGGAGTTGGAGGCGGTTCACCAGTATTCGGAGCTAGGGTTCTCCCTGATCCATGCCGGTGAGATCGGTCGCTACGAGAACATTCGGTTCTGCGAACAGACCTTCATTCCGAAGGGCGGGGCCAATGACTCCACCACCTGGAACGCCAGCGCAGGCACCGCCGACGCCTGGGACGGAGGCGACTCCGACTGGATGTTCTTCTTCGGTGACGACACCATCGCCGAGGGCATCGTGATCGCCGAGGAGATGCGAGGGAAAATCCCCTCCGACTTCGGACGGTCGAAGGGCATCGCATGGTACGCGCTGGAGGGCTACGGCCTCGTCCACGCGGACACTGCGGCACAGGCCCGTATCGGCAAGTGGGACTCCGCCGTCTAGGCGGACCCAGCTAAACCGGGGGCCTTCCTCCCCGTCCAGTCATTTGTCCTGCGTGAGAGGCCGCGCAGGAGAGGAACAGAGCAATGGTCAAACGTATCAAGACTTACGACCACCCCAACTACCTCGTTCAGCGCGAGAAGAGCGGGCCGTTGGTTGCGGCAGCCGTCAGCAGCTTCGTCCACTTCAACTTCTTCCAGAAGTCCCGCATCCGGGGCGTCCACTGCACGGTCCTCACCCAGGGCACGGCAACCGCCACCCCGGCAGACGCGGCGCTGGAGGTCTCGCTGTTCGGCTCGAACGGCACCACCTCCATTGCCAATCTCGCCTACGGCACCTTTACCGCTGGCCGTGCCCTGCATGCCACCGTGACCGCGACCGTTGAGGCCAACAACGGCGTCCGCTTCGCCAAGAAGCTCGATGCCACCGGGATCACGGCTCCGTATCTCGAATACGAAGTCATGCCCGACGCCTCGTTGAGCTAGGAATACCGGGTTTAGGGGGGCTTCGGCCCCCCGGCCCACCACTTCAAAGGCTGGAACCTCATGAAGATTGCGTATGTCGTGTTCGCCAGGGACAAAGCGCCCTGGATCGAAGAGTGTATCCGTAGCATCCTCCAACAGAAGGCCGACGTTGAGTTCGTCTTCTCCGACCAGGGCTCGACCGACGACACCCTGGCCATCATCAGGAAGGTCTGCGATGAGTATAATGGCCCCAACAAGATCACCATCCTGGAGTGCCCCGTCACGGAGCCCAAAGGTCGTCGTGGCCTTATTGAACACATCAACTGGCTCGCGGATCGTCTCGACCACGACTTCTGGATCACCTGCGCCGCCGATGACATCGACACCCGTAACCGTGCCGAGAGAACGATTAAGTGTCTCGGAACTCTTGATAAGGTTCCCATGTTCCTTGGATCGGCCCAGCGATTCGTCGGGCCGAACGGTGAAAATAACGGTGTTACCGCGCATCCGATGGAGTCCATGTGGATAAGCCCCTACACGCACCTTGAGCAGATGGTGGGCTCCAGTTGCTCCGGGGCGTGGAGTTCGGAGTATTTCACCAAGTTTGGCAAGATGCCCGATCAGGCCCTGGTGGACATCCACATGCCGTTCTGCGCCGCTCTCTGCGACAGCTTCTACTTCCTCCAGGAGTATCTGCACTCCTACGTTAAGCGCGAGGACCCCAACAATACGGGCCTCGAAGGCCGCATGCGCTTGGCCAAGACCGACGATGAGAGGCAGCAAATCCGCGAAATGATCCTCTTCGAGTTGGCCGGTAGCGCCTTTCTATGCTTGGACACAGCCCAGAAATTCAAGGAACAGAACGGGCCGTCTGAAGAATTGGATATGACTTTGACCTATTTACATAGTAAGGTTATGGCACAGTGTAGCGGATGGTTTGAGCAGAGACATGAAATGACCAGAGCCCAGATCAGGCCGCGAGTGAATCCATTTTGAGGATTGTACGATGAGCAAAGAAATCGGAACCACCCTCAAGGGCAGCGCCCACGCCAACAGCCACAAGGGCATGGACCGCGCCGACCTCGGCCAGGGCTACCACGACGCCCAACCCGAGCGGGAAGATATTGGCTGGCAAGACGAATTCGGTCTCGATGCCCACCGGAGCGGCGGATTTCTGAGCCGCCCGCACTGGAAGGGCGACATCAAACGCAATTGAGGAGATAGTCATGGGCGGCAGCACTTTAGAAGGGTCCGACAAAGCGGGCCGCAACAAGCCTTCCGATCTGGATGGCGCGGGGTATTCGTCGGTGAGCTACCGTCCCGATTACTCCCTGAAGAAATCATTGCAGGGATGCAGTGAAGAGGACCTGAAAACCGGGTTCAAGAAGGCCAACTCAAACGTCAGCGAAGGATATTGACTATGAAGGGCAAAGCACGGAAAGGCGGCGGGCACGGTCCTGGACTCGGCCCGGCGATGAAGAAAAACCCCAACGAGACGCCGAATGTCAACGACGCCCCCGAGGGTCCTCACGCTCATTTCCTGGGTCACACCGGGGACGGCGGGATGTCTGGAAGCGAGAAGGTGTCCTCGAAGGGGCAAACCTTCCACTTCAAATAAGCGCCTCGGCTACCAAAACGAGGCTGGTCGGGGCGGCTGTGATGGCCGCCCCCTTTTCTTATGGAGAACATCATGGCTGGAAAACAAGAGAAGTTCCGCGCAGAGATCGATCTACGGAAACCCCACGCCCAGACCTACGGCGTTAACCCCTACCGCTACACCCAGGACGGCAAGTATTTCTCCGACAATCGCATGGAATGCACCGCCGCTGGGGAGCCGGTCTTCACGGAGCCGAAGAAGGGACCTGCTGCGGACCCTGGTTTGGACCCCGTGGTTGAGCCCGACGAAGACGACAGTGGCTTTGAGGGCTAGGCGATGGTGTGGCGTCCAGACGCTGGTAACTCCTTTCAAAACGAGGCTGGCAAGATCAAACATTTGATCGTGGGCTATACGCGGGGTGATGTCCTCGACGTTGGCTGCGGTCCCTTCAAGGCGTTCCCTCACTTCATAGGCGTGGATCGCGCCAACGTGGACCCCGGTCAGAACCCCTGGAGGACGGACGTTCGCAAAGAATGCACCGATCTGGCCATGTTCGGCGACCGCTCAATGGACGCGGTCTTCTCCTCGTTCCTCCTCCAATCGATAGTCCACCCGGAAGACGCTCTCAAGGAGTGGTGGAGGACGATCAAGGTGGGAGGCCATCTGGTCCTCTACCTGCCCCACGCCACCTTTTACCCCAATCTGGACTCAAGCAGCCCTGATGGCGAGGAGGAGAAGCCGAAGACCCACGACTTCTATCCTGAAGACATCATCGCCGCCATGGAACTGATCGGCGGCTGGGACTTGGTCGAGAACCAGGAGCGCAACGAGCGCGACGAATACGCCTTCTTCCAGGTCTACAAGAAGCGGAAGGGCAGCAAACACCACCACACCTGGAAGAAAAAGGCCGAGGACAAGCGCGAGAGGTGCCTCGTCATCCGCTACGGCGGCATTGGTGACCTCATCATGGTGGCCAGCATCCTCCCCGCGCTCAAGGCGGAGGGCTACCACATCACGATGAACACCCACCCCAACGGGCCGGAGATACTGGGCGAGGACCCCAATATCGACGAGTTCCTCATCCAAGACCCCAATCAGGTGCCCAACGAGGACCTGGGGCCGTACTGGCTCAACCAGGGCTGGGAATACGACCGCATCGCCAACCTGTCGGAGAGCGTCGAGGGTGCCCTGCTGACCATGGCGGGACGGCATAGTCACGCTATCTCCAAAGAAGCCCGGCACATGCTGTGTGACGTGAACTACCTCGACTTCACCCACGCCATTGCCAAGGTCCCCCTGACACCCAAGAGCGCCCGGTTCTATGCCAAAGCCACGGAACGGAACGTAGCCCGAGAGACACGCAAGAAGATGGGTGACCAGCCGGTCGTCCTGTGGTCCCTGGCCGGGTCCAGCGTTCACAAGTTCTGGCCCTGGATGTCGGAGGCCGTCCTCTGGCTGTGTGTCAACACGGACTTCAAGGTCATCCTGGTCGGCGACAAGTCCTGCCAGATGATCGAGGCGGGCATCTGCGCGGTCCTGCTCAAGCATTACTGCGAGATCGACTTCGAGGACTCCGTCAAGATGAAGCTGTCGGAGGTCCTGGCCAAGCTCAACAAGCACTGGGGCGAGAACCGCGTCATCTGCAAGTCAGGGGCCTGGGCCATCCGGGAGAGTCTGGCATTCGCCAACGAGGCCGACGTGGTGGTGGGCACCGAGACGGGCCTGCTTAACGCCGTGGGCCTGGAGCCCGTGCGCAAGGTCATCATGCTGTCCCACTCCAGCCACGAAAACCTGACGCGGGACTGGGTCAACACCACGGTCATGGAGCCCCCGGAGGACGAGGTCTCCTGCTACCCCTGTCATCGATTGCACCATGGGAACACGTTCTGCCCCATCGGCGACAGCGACTGGGACAAGGTCGGCGGTGCGTCCCTCTGCGCGACCAAAATNCCCTGGGCCGCCGTTGTCACGGAGATCGTCGAGCAGGTCAATTCCCTCAAGCTGAAGGTCAGCGAAGCTGCGGACTAGGAGGTCCCCATGCCTGCCCCGACATCAAGAGAACTGATTGCAGACGAAACCACTGATGGCTCGATCAAGCAGTGGGTGAACAACTCGGCCATCCCGGCGGAGACCGTTCTCTACATGGCGGAGCAATGGATTTATCAGCGCCTCCGGGTGCGTGACATGATCCAGCACTCCCTGGGGACGCTCACCGCCTCGACGGTCTCGAACGATCTGCCCGCCAACTTCCGCCAGCCGCTGCACTTCATGTTCACCCCGACCGCCTCCATCGCCAAGTCCACACCGGCCTACAAGACCCTCGATGAACTGGTCAACGCCTGGGGCTACGACGGGGATGGCCTTCGCACCCTCTCGCGGCCCCAGACCTTCGCTGTGGACGGCACCAGCGTCCAGTTCGAGAGCCGTGCCGACCAGGACTATCCATGGCACTGGGCTAACTATGGGGCGCTGCCTGAACTGGGGACGAACACCGCCACCACGGCTGGTGCTATCGGCACCTCCTCGACCAACTTCCTGACCCAGAAATACACCCACCTCCTCTACTCGGCCTCTGCCAGCTTCGCCTACGAGTGGCTGCGCAATGAGCGGGAGAAGGGCTACTGGCTGGGAATCGCAGAGAAAGAGATATTTGAAGCCAACAAGGAGACCGACGAATCACTGGCTGGCGTCGATCTGGTGATGGAGATCGGAGATGGCTCGTCCTAATACATTCCGGTTCGCTCCTGGCGTCGTCAAGGATGCCACCGAACTAGCGGCCTCCTGGACAAGGAGCAAGCGCCGCTGGACCGACTCCGACCGCATTCGTTTCGTTGGCGGTCTGATCCAAAAACTCGGTGGGTGGGCTCATCAGGCGAACGGTGTGTTCATTGGCATGTGCCGGGGCCTCCTGGCCTGGGTGGACAATACCGGCGTCACCCAGCTTGCCATCGGCACCAACAACAAGCTCTACGCCGTCCAGGTCGATACCTTCAACAACATCACCCCGATCCGCAAGACCTCCGCCCTGACGGACCCCTTCACATTTACCAACACCAGCGCCGACGTTGTTGTGACGGACGCCGTCCATGGGGCCGTCAATGGCGATTACGTCGAGATCACCAATACGACAGAGGTCGCTGGCATCACCATAAGCGGCAACTATCTGGTCAAGTCGGCGTCGGCCAACGAATACACCATCACTCACAGTTCGGCTGCGAACGCTGACATTGCTGGCGGCGGTAGCGTCACCATCGAGTATGAGATTTCCGCTGGCCGGGTGGACGGTGAGCAGGGGACCGGCTGGGGCGTTGGTCCATACGGTGGCCGGGCAGACCCTGGTGGATACGGCTACGGTGAGGCGGCGATTGGAGAGTTCCTCGCTCTCCCGCCCCTGACCTGGACCCTCGACAAATGGGGCGAGTATCTGATCGCCAACCCGCGTGGCGGAAGCATCTATGAGTGGCAGCTAAGTACGTCCACCAGGGCTGCCGTCNTGGCCAACGCGCCGACCACCGTGAATGCCATATTCACCACCGAAGAGAAACACCTCGTCGCCCTGCGCAACGATCTGGTGGTTCAGTGGTGTAATCAGGGTGAGAACGCGGTCTGGAGCCCCTCTGATCAGAACTCGGCGGGCAGCCGCGAAATATCCGGTGGATCGGAGCTTCTGTTCGGCATACCCACCCGTGGCACCAACCTGATCTTCACCGACGCCTCCGTCTGGACCATGACCAATATCGGCGGCCAGGACGTGTTTGGCTTCGATCAGGCGGCTGTTGGGGCCGCTGGCATCATTGGGCCTCGCGCCGCTGCTGACGCGGCTGGCGTTGTGGGCTGGATGGGTCTGGGCGATTTCTACTACTACGACGGCGCTGTGCGCCTGATGCCCAACTCCAGCGACATCAAGCAGTTCGTCTACGACAACCTGACGGACCTCCAGAAGGAGAAGGTCTACTGCGGCACCAACAGCCAGTTCACCGAGTGGTGGTGGCTATACGCCACGGGGACCGAGATAGATCGCTATGTGAAGGTCAATTACACCGACTGGTCATGGGACATTGGGACGCTGACCAGGACGGCCCTGATCGACCGGGGCATCTTCGATAACCCGATCATGACCGGCACAGACGGCATCATCTACAAGCATGAGCATGGCAGCGACGACATCGCGGGGACGGCGACGGCGACATCCAGCATGGCCGAGTTCGCCGAGTCCTCCCCCTACGCCCTCGCTGATGGTCGGGCGCACATGGACATCGTGTCGATCATCCCCGATTACACCAACGTCACAGGCGACCTGACCATCACCATCCTGACCAGGGACTTCCCCCAGGCGACCAAGGTGAGCACGGCCCTGGGCACGGTGACCGGCACGACGACGAAGGTCGATCCCAGGATCAGCGGCAAGTATGTCTCGTACAAGCACGGGGCCTCATCCATCGGTGGGCACTGGCGGATGGGCTCTGCAACCTTTGTGGTGGAGCCGGGCGGTGAACGATGAAAGCCAGAATCCTTCCAAAGCCGCAGGATCGCTACGATCTAATATGGGCGGCGGCAGTAACACAGGCGCTGGACCAGTTCCTGGAGAGCCTGGGCGGGGACAACGAAGTCCAGGGAAAGCTGATCACCTTGAGTGGGCGACGCCGGAATGTGACCTTGGTCACGGCAGCTTCCTACACCATCCTCCTCACCGACGAGATGATCGACGTGAACCGGGCTGGGGCGGTAACCCTGACGTTGCCAGAGGGGGCTACGATAGGCCAAAGTTTCCGCATCCGGGACGCCTCTGGTGACGCCTCATCGAACAATATCACCATCGCGAGGTCGGCCAGCATCAACGTGAATGGCGGGGCCAGCGTTACTTTGAGCACCGATTATGGGAAAATAGACGTTGACTATAACGGAACCCAGTATCTAGCGGCGTGAGCAATGGCATACGATCCAAAGACAGCGGGTTTCAACCCGGAGCAGCAATACTTCGACCCCTGGGCGTTTGACTTCTCCCTGCCGGAGGAGCCAGCCCCCTTGCCTGCCGTCCCCGCGCCCACCGACGCGAATGCGCGGCGGCTACTAGTCCCTGATGGGGGAGACCCCGGCATGCCCGATGATGGCACCCCTACTGACCGAGGCACCCCTGGCCTGGACCCCTCCTTGGGCGGGCCGAAGGATCAATGGCAGGGTCCTGGCACCGGCCTGGGCGGGCAGGTGCCAGAGGACTGGTGGAGTGATCAGTTCAGTAATAGCTGGGGGCAGACTGCCTTTGAAAAGGCAGGCATGATTGCTGGCCCCATTGGCAGTGTGATAACCGGCGGCATCAACGCCAAAATCAACATCGACAAATACAATGAAGTGGCGGAGAAGATGGGGCTGGAGAAGATGGGCGTAGGGACAGGCATCGCTCAAACCCTCGCCCCCTTCGATGTGGTGGGCAGAATGGCGCAGAGGAACTTCAGGGACGCTATGAATACCGGCATGGAGATTTATGGACCGGGGATCGAGGCCGCGCCTCCTACCGCAGTAAGAGGTTATCCCACGACGATGGAGGAGGCTTGGGCTAAACAAGCAGGCTTTAATCAAGATTACTCTATCCTCGGCCCCGAGGTTGAGTTAAGCCCCGGCTCCCAGATGAACTACGCCGGTCGTGCCCCCGAGGCTGTCTCCGCCCCCACCCCTCCGAGCGGGTACGGGGGGATAGGCGAGGGCATGGTTAACACCAGTTTGGGTTCCATGAGCGCCTTGGGTGGGCCTGGAGACCCGGCTATCCAGGCATTTAATTCCATGATGGACGCCGTTGGACAAATGCAGAGGAACCAATCAACCGCGCCGGTCTCCTACAATGCCCCTGCCAACCTTGCCACGGGCGTGATGGCCAACATGGCGGCTCTAGACGATTCACAGGGCGGATGGACCCCTGCTCCGGCAGATTACAATGAGGGATATGAAGGCGGCCCCGACAACACAGGCTTTAAGGACTTTAGTGACTGGATCGACGCAGTTTCTGGAAACTCCAACGTAAGTGATTACCCTGTCTAATGGCCAAGAAGCTGAAATACCGCGTGGCGAACCCGGCGGACATCCCGGACATCTTCCTGTTGCTCATCGAGATGCACAAGGAGAACGGTCTGGCCGCCCTCGACACGACCAAGACGATGATGAAGATCGGCGAGTTGGTCAAGGAGGGCTTCGTCGCGGTGGCCAGCAACGACGACGACGAGATCGTCGCCTCCGTGGGCGCGGGCGTGGGCCAGCAATGGTACTCCAACGATCACCACATCGGCGATTACTGGATGTTCGTGGGCAAGGGGTACAGGCGCTCGATGGCAGCGCAGAAATTGATTGAGATGCTCCGGGTCTTTGCCAGGGGGGTGAAGCTGCCCCTCTATGTGGCCATCGTCTCGAAGCAGGACACGAAACGCAAGAACGCTCTCTATCGCAGGCGGTTCAAGGCCATCGGTGAGAGCTTCATGATGGAGGCAAGATAATGGGTTCATTCTGTGGCAGCGGCGGCGGCGGCGGCGGCAGCACTACGACCGTCAACAAGACCATCAACAAGATGCCGGAATACATGGAGAAGGGCGGCGAGGCCATCTACGAACAGGCCAAACCCCTGGCGGCGCGTGGCTACGAGCAGTATGGCGGTGACCGCATCGCCGGGTTCGGCCCTGACACCACCCAGTCCTTCGACATGGTCCGAGACGCCAGCGGGGCGTGGACTCCTTCCCATGAAGCTGCCAGGACGGCGACGGGGCAGGCAATGGCCCCCGTGTCCCAGGCCGACATCGACCGCTATATGAGCCCCTACACCGAGCAGGTCATCAACCCGACCCTCGATCAAATCCACCGGCAGGCCGGGCGCGAGACCGTTTCCCGGCACGGCTCCATGGGCCAGCGCGGCTCCTTCCAGAACGACCGCCGCCGCATCATGGACATCCAGGCCAACGAGGCCACGAACCGGGTGGCAGCGGAGACGGCGGCCAAGCTGCGCATGGGCGGCTTCCAGCAGGCCCTCCAGCAGGCCAATCAGGAGCGCGGCATGCAGATGCAGGGCGCGGGGATGTATTCCCAGTTGGCACCCCAGGCCAGCCAGTTGGGCTACCAGGACGCAGCCGCGATGGCCGGGATCGGCCAGACCCAGCAGGCCCAGGAGCAGCAGAACCTCTCCCTGGCCGAGCAGGACTTCCTCCAGCAGTTCTACTATCCGCAGGAGCAGCTACAGTGGCTGCAACAGATTCTCACGGCCTCGCCGTACACCACGCAGCAGCAGTCGTCGAGCACCGGCCCAGCGCAGCCCGCGCCTAACTACCTCGCCCAGACCCTGGGTGGCGTTGGTGCGCTCATGGGCGGCTACGGCATGATGAAGTAGGAGCCTGCCATGCCCGAATTGTCCCTCGACCCGAATCTGTTGAAGGCTGCGGCTGCCCCACAGTTCAGCCCTCCTCCACCCACCTTTGCGGCCACAGCCCAGGCCGGGCGGGCGCAGGGCTTCGAGTCCATGATCAGGGAAGAGGCTGCGAAGTTTGGCCATGACCCGGACTTTATGATCTCGCTCATGATGTCGGAGAGCAGCGGCGA